CCAAAGTTACAAGGTCGATTGTTCCCTTGATCGCCAACTGCCCTTGAACTTTTTTCCCATTAATTTCATATTCAAACTTAGCCCAATCTTCTTCAATCGGTATATCAAAATGTGGTTCTGGATGGTGGATATTTCTTAGTCTTGGATCAAACATACCATCTGCATGTTTCAAGAATGTCCACACTGTATCTGACACCACTTGTCTATCTGCTCTATAAAATTTATGACCAGACTTTTCAGCGTAAGCAGCAATGCTCATTTCTACTAACTTGTCAACAATGTCGTTGGTCATTAATTCTTTTTTAGGAAATGAAACTTTGCCAAGGGCATCGTCATCCACCTTTAGAAGTTTAGCTTTAGGATGATCTTGTAGATGTTTTTTTAGCCCCGCCAAAACTTCCATAACCTTATGGGCCATAGTCCCTAATTCAGCTTTTTTACCACTTGCTGGCTGATATCCTAGAACATATGTCATGAAATACTGCATTTCACAATATGCGTAATTATTATAAGACGAACTTCTGACATACGTTACTATCATATCAACTCCATATTTTTCTATTAGTTTTTATGTTATGGCATAATTCATCAATGCTCATTTTTTTGTTACTTATTACTTCATCGAATTTTGACCAATTAAATACATTTTCATCTAAAGCTACTTCTGATGGATGATCGGAATGGAACATGTCTCTGTCTAACCTTATTACAATTCCTCCAGCCTCTTGTATAGCTTTAACTTCATTTGGGAATCTAACATCTGCTATAACAGATATTTCTGATTGTTCTTGTTGTATTTTTTTTATACATGAGTTGATCCAAATGGGCTCATGTATTTTACGCATAATTTCTGTGCCAAAGAATTGCATAAATTCACGGGAAGTCATACATCCTCGTTTTTTTTCACATCCAGGCATGTTAGCCCATTTTAAATGACTTTGTTTTTTGTCTTTTTGTTCATTAGTTCCCCAGACACATTCATATGGTATTTCAAATAAATCGGTGCATATTTTTTTTAAGCTATCGGCAAAACTATAAAGCTTGATGAAAGGCCACATCTGCAATTCAGCATATTCAATAAATGAACTATCTTTTCTTGATACATCAAATTCACCCCATGCAGTTACACCTTTATCGTTTGATGTTAAAATAATCAATTCACCATTACTTCCTACTGCCCAATCTTGTACTAAGTCTTGGTTTTTTAAACATATACCATGCATAATATTAGCAACAGTATTTTTACCAGCTTGTTTTCTTCCAGAAATACCAATAATTTTTCCCATCAATATGAACCCTTTAAACTTTCTAGTAATATTTTGATGTCTTTGATCTTCATGTCGCCTATATCTTTTGATTTTATTACTGGGAATGTTAATTTATACATTCGTCCGAACTGCCTTTTGATTTGGACCTTTGCTTCTCGACCAGCTTGATCGTTGTCTGTTAAAACAATTAGATGAGTAATTGGGAGTTTGTTTATCTTGCTTTCCTGCTCTTTGGTTATTGTTTTTCCAAATATACTCATAGCATTTTTCACTCCAGCTTCATATAACCTCCAAACATCACCCTGTCCTTCAACTATAAACAATGCGTTTGTTCTTTTGATATGTTCTACTGCACGATGGTAGTTATATAGGAAATATCGCTTATCAAAACCTTTTGGGTAGAATAAAAACTTTGGTTGCCTATATTCTTTAGTAGATCTACCAACAATCCCAACCAACTGAGTTCCATCGTCATTATGTATTGGTATAATAGATCTTTCATACATTGTACCTTTGTTTATACAGTCACCAACGTCAAAATATTTTAACGTTCTTTTATTAAATCCTCTACCATGAAAATATTCTGAAGGGATTGAATACTCATAGTTCATTTCTATTGTTTTGTGAGTTACTTCTTTCTCTTTCTTGATTAGTGCATTAACAATTTCTATAAATGGGTCTTCATCATCTTCTTTAGTTTTTACTTTATTATAGCTACTTTTTATGTCTAGTACATTCTTACACCATTTTAAAGCGTCAGAAAATGTTTTTTCTTCGCCTGTCTGTGCTGACATTGTACCCATTATAAGCCCAAAGATATCATTTTGATAGTGTTCCTGACAGTCTCTAGTCCAACACTTCCAAATTCCTTTGTCTAATGCAAATGATACTGCTTTTGGGTTATCGCTACCTTCGTGTATAGGGCATTTACAATAAATATTATCACCGAACATTTCGTATGTTATGCCGAGTTTCTTGAAAATGAATTCTGGGTTTTCATTCAGTTTCTTCTTCAGTTGTTTCAAATCCATCTTGGATACCCTTTAATGCCTCTGGATCTACTAAACCAGTGTCGCCAATTGGTTGATTTTTAATTTGATTTCTGGTTCTTAATTCTGTGAGTTTAGCATATGATCCTTCCATTACCATATTTATATAGTCTCCATCATCCATGCCAGCACCGTGTCGTGAGACAATTGGTACTAGTTTTCTATTTCCAGCATTAGGACCATCTTCTGCTAGTTCTTCTGGAGATTTAATCTTAAAGATAGAGAACGATGTACAAAGCCATATAAGCCTATCTGATCCAGATACTGCATCAGTACTTTCCTTAGTTATACCATCTCTGTTCAACTGCACAAATGACAAACATGGAATATCTAGCTTGACACATAGATTATGTAAAGATGTAATTTGGAAACCAAGTGCTTGATACTCTTGAATATTATTTGTAATAGATGATGATGACATTAGCTTTAGGTAGTCGTATACAATTAGACAATCATTAGTCTTGCCATATTCATCTGTTTTGATTTCTTGTGCAACCCATCGTTTGATAAGATTTAGCACTTGTTCAAAAGGTTTACCAGCAACGCTAACATAACTGTACGGTATAGATGATATTTGTTTGACTGCATCAGCAACTTGCTCATACTTATCTGGATCATCTACAAATTTACCAGTAGAAACTTCATTAATTGGTACACCACTAAGGTTGGCAATGATTCTATTAAGATGATCTTCTTTAGACATTTCTGTGTCTAATACAAGAACTGGTGTACCTCTCGATGATACATTGAGAGCAACGTTATCGGCAAATACAGACTTACCAACCTTCGGCCTTGCTGATACAAGATCAACACATTTTCTTCTTAGTCCACCACCAATTGCATGATCATAATTAGTAAAACCTGTAGGTATACCAATAATGTCGCACTTATTTTCTGCTAGAAATTTCACATAATCATCTACGCCTTCACCTATCTTTTCAGGCAGATCTCCACCATCATCTTCACGTAGAAAATCTGTAACTGGGTTTTCAAGTATTTGTAGAATTTCATTTATTGACTCCGTACCATCTATGTCGTCTATGTCTTTGTGAATCTTGTCGGTTAATTTTTGTATCTTCCTTGCAAACTCAAACTTTTTAATCTGAGCAGCAAACGGAAGTATATTGTCTTGATTAACCGGGAAGTCCATCAATGACTTGATATACTTTAATTCTTGTTTTGTATTTATGGATTCTGAGAATCCAAAATGTTCAGCAGCAGACAGTATTGATGCTATATCTACAGATTGATCATTTGTAACAATATGCTCTATACACTTGTATAGAATCTGATTGTTTGTATGATCAAAAGTCTCATGACTAATTAAGTCTGAGACTACTACATATGCATCAATGCCGTGCTGCATTAATCCTGCAAGCACAGCCCTTTCTGCACCAAGATCATTTAATTCTGCCACTTATCGTTTGCTCCCACACCTATTGCAGCGATAGTATTCTCCGTATACAAATCGGCTATCAACCTTAAATGATTTACCACATGATGCACATTCTACATCTATCTTTCTAGGAGATGCTCGTCTTCTAGGTGTACGCTCTACTTCTGGAGTTTCAATATCCCTAAATTCACCTGTATCTTCCCAACGATTTTCTCGACCTCTCACTGGTTCTCTCCTTTTATTTTGAGTGACTGATGTTTCTGCTTTTGTATTAACAATACAATTAGCATCTTTTTGTATGTTTGTTTGTTGCTTAGATTGTTCTTGTCTGGATATATGCTTTGTATCTAATGCTGATAACAACTCTATTTTTTCTTCTATACTAAGAGATTTCAAAACCTCTTTAAGGTCGTCTAAATTCATGATCGCTTACCTTTCTCTAAGAGTATGTCTGCTTTTCTTTTAAGCTCATATGTTTTTCCTTCTAATGATTGTAGTCTATGCTCTGCAACCAATCTCATCTGTTCAAGCTTGGCTGCATAACTATTCTCATTAGCAAGCATGTGCTTTTTAGATTCATGCTTTGTGTACTGACCAAACATTTCACTGTGCTGTGCAATAAGTCTCTCCATATTCTCATGACACCAGTTCAATGCTATCTTATTCTTATTAACTTCATCCTGCACATATGAAGAATATCCATACAATGCATATGCTGCATCAAATATTTCTTCTTGTGTTAGCTTTTTTAATTGATCTTGATCCATATCAGCAAGAAGAAGGAATTCTTCTTTAAATGAAGCAAACCTTGTATTTGTTTCATTGATATATGTATCAATAGCTTCAATATGTTGTTTTAGATCTTCAGATGCCGACAATTTGTTTTCTCCAATCTTCCTTGCTATCAGAATATTTTAGCGTTGTAATTCCAATATGGTTAAGTCTACACCACTCTATTTTATCCTCATCTTTCGCTTTTGCAAGTATGAAATCTGCCTTACTTTTATGAAAGAATGAGCTATATTCATAGTGCTGTTGACCGTGAACTTCAAATGCCCGTTTAATCTGTGGTATATAAAAATCTAAATATAAAACACCTTTTCTGTGTAGTGCTGTGCTTCCTGGTAATTTTACCTCTTCAAGAATTCTATAGCTATGAAATATTTCTGATAACAATTCTCTAGCTCTAAGATGATATTTTGACCTTGGCCTCTTGTTGTCTTTTTTGACATCGTACTTTAAAAGATTCCAGGTATATTCTTTTCCATTTATGCCATAGACTTTCACTGATTTTCCTCTTTGTTAAATACCACAGTGCTTTCAGTACACCTTTTATATTGTCTCCTAGAAATCCTACTCCTTGATTACAGTTAAAACAAACCCAACCCCTAAATTGTAAAGTATTGTGATCATGATCGCAATACCATTTAGTTGTATAATTTCCGCAGCATTCGCATAGTTCGTTTTTTGGTTTTGGTGGAGCATGTTTTTTGATATCTCTTAATAACTTTGCATCTCTTGAGCAGCATTCTTTGCATCTAGAGTAAACAGCACCACGATCTAATCTGTATTCAGATAAACATTTTTCAATATTGCACGTTCTGCATACTTTTGTTTCTGTATTCATCAGTATAGTTCTGCAATTTTTGTATAAATGAACTCGGCAATATCTTTATTCTTATTCAAGAATTCAAGAGTATTGTTTGAGCCCTGAAACTTAAACGCTCTTTCGACTGCTTCAGTAGAAGATGAATCTATTGACTCAGAATCTAAGAATGCTTTAATAGCTGGATGTGCTGGTTCATCTACGGCACATTGGATTGTATACCAAGCTCCAGCAGTCTTAATAAGTCTAAACTCACATGCTATCTGCACAATTTCCTGTACCTCATCAATGCCAGTTCCATACCTAATCCAGCTTTCAGCGGTGCTGTTTGGTCTTCCACCAGCATTTGATGTTTTAATTACCCAGTTTGCAATTTGACCAACATGTGGACCAGAATCCTTTGGTACTTGCCACTTTCCACGATGAGTAATCACCATATTTGTTCCAGCCTGATACTGTAGCATGTTTCCACAGTCTGCCATCTTAGATGGTGCATATGGTGATCCACCAGTGTTTGCAATATTATGTGTGACGCACAAAAGCAAAACTTTGTTCTTCATAAGTGTCCCACTAATACGTTTAAAAAACATAGATAGAAGTCTTGGCAGTGCATTGCGAACACCAGTTCTGACTTCTCCCTCTAGCTCACACGCTGGAACCATATTGGATAATGAGTCTGTAATAATTAAACAGCCTGGATCATTGTTGATATAATATTCAATAATGTTCAAGAAATCTTCTGCTGAGAGGATTCTATCACTTGTAGACTGAATAACAAGAATCTTATCTGGATCAAGACCAGTAATGCCAGTAAAATTCTGCTCTGACATTCTACCTTCAGTATCAATGTAGATGACTCTCTTACCTCTAGCTTGACACTTTGCTGCAAAGTGCAAAGACGTTGTAGTCTTTCCAGACTTTGGATCACCCGTCATCACTACGACCGATCCTTCACGCAAGCCACCACCAAGGGCAATATCTAATGCTGGTGACACCCCAATGACTTGTAGGTCATTGATACTATCCAGCACTTCCTTGCCACTGCGAACAACGTCTCCATACTTGCTGACAATTGAATTGCTAATAACATCTTCTGCAAACTTTGCAGAAATCTTTTTCTTGCTCATAAATCCCTCAATTTGTTAAACATAGATTTGTTCTTTCCAACAGACTGTGTTCGTCTTGTGCGAACCTCTTTAATTTCTTCAACAATGTCAACTGGTTCTTGCTTTGGCTTCTTTTTCTCTTGCTCTATCCTACTATGATACATCAAAACCACTTTTTCTGCAAGCGGATTTATTTTGTAGCCTCTGCCATTTTGGATACCCAAAACAAGCAAACCATCAAATTCCTTAGATTTTATAGCCTGAAGCACTGCTTCTTCACCATATTTTTTTTTCAACTGTTTAGCAGCACCAAATTGCTTCTTCCATAGCCAATGATTCGGATCGCCCTTAGTCCAAAATTTATACCCTGGTCTTGGCAACTTCATTTTTTCTGCTCTACGTAGAACTATAAATTCAGCTACGTATGCTTCAAAAGTGCAATACTCGCCAGTATGAATATGTTTATACTTGTGAGTCTCGGACCATTCTTTTTGGTAGTCTTTATTAAATAGTCCCGGTTTTTTCTTGTCCATGATATACTATGGCCTCTTCAAAACAATTTTCAACATTATCTTCATATGACTGTTCTTCAATCAATTCTGGCGTAAGTACCATCGTCTTTTGTACTTTGCCATCTTTAACTATTCCAATTGTAAAGCACTGCTTTGTTTTTAATCCAAACTGACCTTTAACAGATCTTACTAAGTATACTCCATCGCACTTCAGTGTGTCAACAGAAAAAAAATTAGATTTGTATCGTAAACCAATTTTTATTATGCTCAACTTATGTGTATCTATATGCTCTTGGAATGAGTACCAGTCTTCAAATTCTCTTAGATATATTTCTTGCTCATCAGAAGTAGTGATACTTATCCATACTTTTTTTCTGTCATCATGCGAAGATGAAGAATAAATTTTTCTCCAATTCTCAAAACCTAAAATATATTTATTCATCACTCTTAATTTTGGTTGTGCAACTTCTGGTTCTTGGTGTGCCTACGCTCTTTCTTGATGAATCACTCATAGTTGAAGCATTTTCTGTCATTGTAACAACTCCAGGTCTTCTTGCAAGATGTTCTCCAACTGTTGTGCCAGAAGGCTTTTTGTTTTTTAGATTCTTTTTAATATAGTTTTCAATTGATGACTTTGGTCTATCTAGATCAGAAGCTAGCTGAGAAATGTCTATTAATCTATAGTTGTTTTCAATATAAAATCCTTCAACTTTCCCTATTGGTCCTTTTTTAGCCATTGATAAAACTCCTTTGTGTTCTAGTCATGTATAGCGAATTTCTTGTTTGCAAATAAAGAATATAGTAATCAAAAGTTTGCTTAGATACATTTTTAAGCTTTAATAATAATGTGCCCTCTCTGTGCGAGTCTATACCATATGGGTCATATGGAACATTATTCTGAGTCGCTATTAAATAGTTAGTTTGTTTTTTGTTTTGTCCAATTTCTGACTGTATAAACTTAGCAAACGTTTTTTCTTTATTTGTAGAAATTTGCCCAAGTTTATTATATAGTTCTTCTGTTTTTTTGTTTTCTGTAGTATTCAATGTTTCTACGTATTTCATTTTTCACCTGTTATAATGTATTTTTCTTTTTGTGATTGAGACATGTTATTAATCTCCTTGCTTGTTGCTGAACCAGAAGATGATAGTGGAGATGCTGAATCTAATTTCTTTTGCTTAGATTTAGCTTCTATTTCTGAGCGTTTATAATGGCCCATATCTTTCCAGTTCTTATCTGCTAGTCCACCAATAGTTTTAGGTTCTTTAACAAAGCTGCCCAAGCCACCATATATCACACGTTGTAATGATTCTTGGTTACACCTTGGGCAGGTTGTTAAAGGTTCATCATGAATAGATTGATGAACATCCACCATCATGTAATCACATGACTCACATCCATAATCATATAGCATATTAACTTTCCAAAGCGTTTAATACCGATCTCAAAATACCATTCCTCTGTATATCATGATACTCTAATCGACAAATTCCGACACCATCCATATTGTCTAATTTTTCAAGACAGTATGCTAAACCACTTCTATTAAACAAGTCGGTTTGTTGGGTATCACCATTTATAATGACTTTAGAGTTTTGACCCATTCTAGTTATGAACATCTTGATTTGCTCAAGTGTACAGTTTTGAGCCTCGTCCAAAATCATATAAGCGTCGTGAAAAGTAGAACCTCTCATTGTTTCCAATGGCTCAAATCTAATTCGTCTTTGATTATAGTAATGACCAAAGTAATCTCGACCTAAAAAGAATTTGAGGTTTTCTTCCATCGGTTGTAGATAAGGTTTAATCTTTTCATTAAGTTCTCCAGGTAAAGAGCCAATGTCTTTACCAGTACAAACTAATGGTCTAGTAACTATTATACTGTCTATTTGATCCTTTCTGATATGTTCTGAAGCTATTCCAGCAGCTATAAAAGATTTGCCAGTTCCTGAAGGTCCAGTACAGAAGATGATGTCATCGTCTATAATTGATCTTATATACTTTTTTTGATTTTCCGTCTTAGCTTCTAATTGATTAGGTTTGCTAGCTTGTTTCTTATTCTTTTTGTTGTTATTTGCCTGTGCTACCAAAGCCATTGTCTCCTCGTTGCGAGGAACCTAACGTATCATGGACTTCCATAGTAACGGGAGGAACCTCTTGGAATATAATCTGTGCGATTCTATCCCCATGTTTTATTTCTACAACTTCTTTAGAAGTATTGTATAAACAAACCATGATTTCTCCTCTATAGCCAGCATCTATAACGCCAGCTAATACATCAATCCCACTTTTTACAGATAGTCCAGATCTAGGCCAAATTAATCCAGCCAAATGGTCTGGCATTTCCAGTGACACTCCTGTCTTGACAGTATTTCTTGATTGTGGAGCAATTACTAAATTTTCTACTGAATAAAGATCAAAACCAGCGTCAGTTTGATTTGCTTTCTTAGGAACCTTAGCTGTTTCATCAATTAATTTAGCTCTTACAGTATCGTATTTACTAGTTTTGTATGGTGAAAATATATTCATGTTAATCCTTTATCAAATTGGCTCAAGTATTATTAACGATATAAATGCTGCTGCAATTGTAAATCCAAAAACTGCTAGCAAAGCTACAAATAATGCTATTCTATCTCTTTTCATATTACATCACACTTTCCGCCAGAACATGCCCATTCCTGTTCTGCTTTTACATTATTCTGTTCTTCAATAACATTAGTATAATCAACCTCTTTATATTCTCTAGTCATATCAAGCCAATCCTTCCAGTTATACACATCTTTCATGCAATAGGTAAGCTGTTTTAGGTCGCCATTCATATATCTATCGGCAAAACGTTGGCATCGCTCTTGATATGCTTTCTTCTCTGTTCCTTTGATTTTTTGACCAAAGCCGAGAAGACTATCACATGCGGCCCATAAATTATCTTCAAATAATTGTAGCCCTACTTCGATAAGTCCACTTACAAACATTGCTGCATCACCATAATGTTGAGTAATTTCACTTGGTAAATATACCGTTGTAAATGGTGCTTGTGCATAATCCTTATCACCAGCAATTGGTAATAATGAAACCCCACAGAAATATTTACGATTGTCATAAATAAAATCCGTGACCGCATCCCATTCGTCTGGTTTTACATTAATAGTATTAGACACATTGTGAACTAACCATTTTTGAGTGCAAAGTTCTGGATTAGTACCTGTCATCACCCAATT